TAGAAGTCACGAGCCATTGGCTCTAGCTCAGTGCCGCGCTCCATAGCCTCAGTTACCTTGAACTCTGTCGGCTTTCCTGTAATCAACTCAGCGATCAACTGGTTAATATAGCCCTCAGACTGCGTAGAAGACTTGCCAGTAGACGTAATTAACTTATCGAACCCTGACCCACTAGGACAGCCTAGGCGGCTTGTCAGCCACTCCTGTGTGCCTTGCTCGTGATTCAGCACTCTCATCACTTTTGTCCCTCTTGAAGATGTTGTCCCAGTTTTGCTGGAATTTTTCCTTGTCTGGTATCGGACGCGGTTTGCTTCCTTTTCCCATTTCCTACTCCTTTGAGCCAACACGCGGCGCACTGGATGCCAAAGCTGTCGATGACGACAGCCTTTTCACCACACCACTTACAGATCGACATCTGACAACTCCTCGTCAGCCTGTGCAGTCTGGGCTTCCATATTTGCGATCTTTTGCGCTAGCGCGTTATACGCCTGCTCGTAATGCGACTTTGGAAGTTCTGACACAGAACTGATCTTGTAGTGCGCTAGAAACTTAGCAACGTCAGTGCCGGAATAGTCCAACATCTCATTAAGACGTTGAGCCTGGTCCTTGTCGATAGGTTGTGTGAGAGCCTCTGCCTCGGCCTGTGGGATGTCCTCACCTGCGTAGATGTAGAACCCAAGACCAAACATAGCCAAGCACTTCACAAGACAGCGCATGCGAGTGTCTGAGATATCGCGTGAGTTTGGATTGATGATCGCCTTGTTCTTGTGATCCATGACAGGCAACCACATCGTGCGAGTGGCAACCTCTTCACCCTCGTGAATAGTCAGGACGCACTCAACCATCACAGAGCCGTCATTCTCTGCGTGATCCTCAAAGACGTAGTATGACTCTGGATACTTGGACATCAGAGTTGACCACGCCCAAGTCCATGAGAGGTAGGATAGATTGACCTTCTTCTGAACATGCTCGTTGACATTGATCGCAGAAAGGTCAGCCCAGATGCGGGCCATGAGTGTTGTTTGATTTTTCATTTCAAGCTCCTATTGGTAAACAACAGGAGCATTGAAACATATTTTGTTAACTAGTGCAACACTAATTGTTGTCTATCATTGTGATCGCTTGATCGAGTGTCTCTTGATTTCTGCGACTCCATCCTTTGCCGAACGTGTCGAACGTAGACAGGCTTTCGTAGAACGCCTGACGCGCCTCAAACATCTGCATCACGATCTCTTTAGGATCGCACTCAGCAAGTGTCTTCAGTGTGTTAGGACCAATCGCTCCATCGGCTGTAGCTCCGATACACGTTTGGAGAGCTTTTGCACTCCTGCCAGTCCCACTATTAACAGCCCAATCAAAAACAGCCCAATCAAGACCAGACGGCAGATCATCACCCTTCACCCTGTCCCAATAGTTACGCTTGTACAGTGGCGCGACATCCTCTGGCGTCAATGCTCTCATCTCGTCCTCTGTGACCTCGCGGCCCAGGTACTCCTCGTAGACCTTCTTGGTCACTCCGAGATTGGTCATCCCGCCTGGATCAGCAGGATGGTTTACGAATCCACCTTCATGGTGCAGTAACATCTCTAGGCACTGCTGGTAGTTCTCGATCATTTCTTTCCTCGCATTTTCATTAACTTGTCAGCACCCTTCACGCCAAATGAACTCGTCACAGCGATGAAGAGTAGGTATTGATACCATTCCGGGAGAGTGTTCAGAGTATCGAACGCCATGTCGAGACGCTCAATTACTTGTGGGCTGTCCATCGCTACGCTGTACGCAACAGCGATTAGTGGCATTGCTAAAATGATGGAGAAAAATTCATCCTTCCAGGAGTCCTTTGTAGCGTCAGCCATCTTGGCTTCCCAGTCAGCGTCATTCTGGATCGCTTGGATCTTGCGCTCTTGGATGGCCTTCTTCTCGTCAGCCTTGCCCTTGATGAACTCTTTGCCTAGCTCCATCGCTGGACCGAGTAATAAATTAAGCACGACTACGCCTCCTTGACTTAGCCTTCTTCGCAACTGACTGAGCGATAGCTACAGCTTGCTTTTGGCTCTTACCTTCACCGATCAGCGTTTTGATGTTCTTGCTTATCGACTTCTGGCTGTACCCGTTGATCAGCGGCATAAGCCACCTCCTCTGGTTTTCTTCCACACCTGTCGCATTTAGTGGTTGGCCTGGTGACAGTCTTGCCTCCGCACTCAGTCTCGTACAGCCCTCTTGTGTAGCTATACAGACAGGTCTTCACGTTACTCGGCCTTCTTCTTGGTTATTGCGCTTGCCCCAAAGAACGCAGATACCAAGACCGCTATCGATGCAAAGTAAGTCGGAGCAATGTCAGCGATCAAACCCGCCGCTGTAGCAAGTCCGAAAACATCACATAGAAAAATACCAAAGGGATACAGCAGTAAGCCAAACAGCGCGAACCACGCCATCTTGCGGATCGAATCGCGCTGAGCGTCTTCATCCTCCATCTTACGGCGGCGATCCTCAAGTTCAATAAGAGCAAGCTCATCCGGATCGAGAACGCCGTTGCCGTTCGCATCATATTTCTCCAACATCTCTTTTGTCATGCCCGTTATGTCCTTTTCTTTGGCTTTTTCTTAGCCGTCTTCTTGGCCTTAGCGAATGCCGCGTCTGTAGGCGCACCCTTAGAACCAGGCTTCCGCATCTTCTCTTTCGAGCCTTCTGCAATGCGCTTCCGCTTTGCATGAATGTTTGCGTACAGTCCTGACTTAGCCATTAGCCAATCGCCTTAGCCAGGCACATTCCTGCCCGCTTGCATGATGCTGGGTTAGGACACCGGCTACATGGAGTGAACTCCTTCTTAGCCATCTTCTTCATGCCCTTCTTTGCTGTCTTTTTGCCGTACATTGCCATGTTCTTCACCATTTAACCTTGTGTGACCAGTATTTTGCAGAGAGCTTGCTTGTGGGTTTTCCCTGCGCGTTATGGCGAGCATAGTATGATCTACGCCGCGCCTTCTCCTTCTCGGTCTTCGGCTTCTTGCCCGCACCGCTGACTCCTTGCTGACCGAAACGAATAAGCTTGATTGTGTCGCCTTCTTTTGCCAGAACAGCATGCGACTTACGAGGATGATTTGGTGTCCTCTTAGGTTTGTTGTAACCGGCGAATCGTTCGCCTCGATACTCAATAGCCATCTCTAAGTACCTTTAAGGCTAATAAGCCACAGTAGTAAGGCCACGGCCCCACCCACAATACCGAGAACAGCAATGCCAACAGCCACATACAAAAATCCATTCTGTATGGCTTTCTTTCGAGCCAATTTCTTAGCTTCCGCACGTTTACGCTCGTTCTCACGCAATTGCTTGCGGTTGGCTATGAACTTACAGTAATCATCCCAAAGGCCAGCCCGGCCCGCGTAGATGAACTGTTGCTTCACCTCAGCCTCATGCCGCTTGATATCTTCTAACGCCCAGAACGCTTCCATATCGCCATCCTTGGCCGCTTTCTCGATATCGTCCTTGGCATCAGCCAATTTTGTTAAATCCTTACCCATTTCTCCTACAGAAGAAACGTGGCCTGCAAACTCTTTTATTGCGGACACAGCTTCGTTCGCAATTTTTATGGCGGCTATTGCCTCAAATATCATGGCTCTCTATCCCGTTTTGGTTAACAGGGTGATCAGGAGCATGATGGTAGCACCCGCTGTCCCGATCATGATCGCCTCAATCCTTTTGATTCGTAAAATTGTTTCTGTCCAACGCTCTGTAGACACTGCCTCATGTTTCACGAGTTGTTTCTCCAGATCATCGATCCGCTTATGAGCAGAAGCCGCAGTACGTCTGTCCACCTCAATACGTTCCCTTCCACACTCTGAACTTGTCAAAGTCCCCTGACAGGATCTTGCGCTTCACAACTTCCTGCCGAGCTTGTATGTCATTCCACCTTACTCCGGCCTCTTTGCACCATTCTGCAATAAGGTTCAGTGGAATTGTTCCAACGAGCCGATGCTCGCCCTTTTGGCCTGCACCAGCCTCACGCAACATCTGTGCGCGATGCATCTCAGGGTTTACGTCATGAGTCTTCTGGACCACTACCTTATCTTCAGTGTGGTCATACAGAACCTTCTCACCTAACTTCATTCTGCCGCCTTCTTAGCTCGTGGCTTACGAGCAGGTTTTGGCTTCTCTTCTACCTTTGGCTCCGCGACTACTTCTAGTCGGGTTCCGAAATCTTGTGGGTTGGCGCACTCTACGATGTCGCCTCGGCGGTACTTCTGACCTGCCATGAACAGTGTTCCAACAACTACTTTGTATTTAGCCATTTCCTATCCCCCAAAGCAGAAAGGGGCCGTAGCCCCTTCCTTGGTCACTTCATTAAGAAGTTGTGTTGTCAGCGATGATGCCTGAGGCCTTCTCATTTTTACAAATAAGAGTCAGTTCAGTAACCACCTGGCGGCGCTCTGAGTCACCTGTCTTGCTCAACGCAGTGTTCTTAGTTGGACGTAGAACGCCAACAGACCACATGTCGTTTTGCATGATGAACACATCGCGTGAACGGTTCTCACGAGTAGGGATAAATTCTACAGTCCCCCAAGGAGTAACGTATACGTCAACTGCGTTGATCACAGCGTTAGTACCACCAACAGAAGCACCGATAGTTGAACGCTGGTTGTTCATACCAGTGAATCCGAGTGCCTTGTTCATCTGGAACGCTGACAAGTAAACAACATCAGGGTTTCCGCCTTGCTCCCAGATTGACTGCATAACACCGTCAAACTTGGCTTGGCTGAACGCTGTTAACGAGCCAACTGCATCTGTACGAGCGTCAGTACCGTCACCAGTAGGATCTGCACCATCAGTCGCGCCGCCAGTAACAAAGTCAGTGTTAGTGATCATCCAAGCAGGAGCGCCCGCCAATTCACGCGCAGTAGTAGAGTTACCTGCTACACGAGCGTTGTTGTCGAACAATGCCTTCTCGATGTCGAGCTTTTGCTCTTTAGCGATCTTCAGTGTCTGGTACGCCATTTCTTTAGCGCGGCCAGCCTTATCAAGACCGTTGTCTGTATCAGGTACAGATACTGCGTTCTTGAAGATTTGAGTGTAGTTACCCAAACGTGAAGTCGCTGTACGAGCTTCAGCAGTGGTGTCGTCACCTTCAACGTGAGCGTTTGCCGCTGATGCGCGTAATGCGTCTGTTTGCCACTCGTGCAAAGTGTTAGTTGCCTTTACTTTCGCGCAAGCACTATAAAACGGCGTGTCTTCGGGGCTTACATCG